CAACCATACCCCCACCTAATGATAGGTTTACATAGTCAAATACTTCTTGTTTTTGTGTAGCTAATTCGCTCATGTTGTATGCTCTCCATATGTATTTATCGGGAAGCGCCATCGAATAAATACTGTTACGATGCCTAGACTCACACTATATAAACCAGAACGCGGTAATGATTATGTCTTTTTAGATAGACACATTGGCGAAATGTTCCAAGTTGGTGGAACTGACGTATTTGTTCACAAATATTTAGGACCACAAAATCCTGATGAAGCTGATGCTACGGCTGATGAACCACGTTATGATGCTGTAAAAGAGACAAATATACAGGATATGTTATTCCTTGAAAACAGGGATAGAAAATATGATCCTGACATTTACCAGATGCGAGGAATTTACAATGTGCAAGATATTGACTTTGATATGAGTCAATTTGGTTTATTCCTACAAAATGATACATTAATGATGACTATACATATTAATGATAGTGTAAAAACGTTAGGTAGAAAAATTATGTCAGGTGATGTAATAGAGTTACCTCATTTAAAAGACGAACACGCACTTAATGATTATCAAGTTGCACTAAAGCGTTTTTATGTAGTTGAAGATGTTAATAGGGCGGCTGAAGGATTTAGTCAAACTTGGTTTCCGCATTTATATCGTATAAAATTAAAACAAATAGTAGATAGTCAAGAATTTAAAGAAATACTTGATTTACCAGCAGAGGAAGGTTCATCGGATACATTACGAGATGTGTTATCAACATATGAACAAGAAATGCAAATTAACAATGCAGTTGTTCAACAAGCTGAAGCTGATGCACCTAAGTCTGGTTATGAAACAAAACAGTTGTATACATTACAGGTTGACGAAGCAGGTAAACCAGAACTTGTTACAACAGATATTGATACCTTAGATGCGTCGCAGGCAACTCTATTAGCAGACAGAGTTAATCAAACACCTGAACGAAGTGGGTATGATGGTTACTTACTTGGAGATGGTATTGCTCCTAACGGTGAAGCATTTGGTCACGGTATTGGTTTTCCAACAATTAGTATTAAAGGTGATTACTTTTTACGAACAGACTTTTTACCTAATAGATTATTTAGGTATGATTCAAAAAGGTGGATTAAAATGGAAGATGCAGTACGTATGACATTAACAAATACAGACACAAGAGCTACACAAAAAGGTACGTTTATTAATAATACAAAAACAGATACAATTGGAACTGAAACTGTTCAAGAACGACAACCTCTATCCAAAGCACTTAAACCAAAGGCAGATAATTAATGCAACATTTTTATGACGGACAAATAAGACGTTACATTACTCAACTTATACGGTTGTTTAGTAACTTCTCTTACAAAGATGGTAAGGGTAACTTAACACAAATACCTGTAATGTACGGTGATATTACCCGTCAGGTTGGTCATATTATACGTGATAATAGCGAAAATAAGATACCTAGTGCTCCTAGAATCTCTGTTTATGTTACAGGATTGGCTATGGATAGAACTAGAACAGCTGATGCAACGTATGTAGGAAAAATACATTTACGAGAACGTGCATATGATAGTTCAAATGAAGAATATTTAAATACACAAGGACAAAATTATACAGTAGAACGTTTAATGCCTACTCCTTTTAACTTAGATGTTAATGTAGATATTTGGTCAACAAATACAGAACAAAAATTACAAATAATAGAACAAATATTAACATTGTTTAATCCAAGTTTAGAAATTCAAACAACTGATAATTATATTGATTGGACAAGTTTAAGTGTAGTGAATTTAGAAAATATTCAATTCTCTACTAGAAGTATTCCTATAGGCACAGAAAGCGAAATTGATGTTGGTCAGTTAACGTTCCAAACGCCTATTTGGCTTTCGCCTCCGGCTAAAGTTAAAAAGTTAGGTGTTATAACAGCTATTGTAATGAGCATCTTTGATGAAACTAAAGGAACAATTGATTTAGGTGATTCACAACCTGAACTTAAAGCACATGATGATAGCGAATCACAAGATCTTAAAGGTGACCCGGTGACTGGAAAAAGTTTTAAAACTGATACTGTAGCATTAGCAATTACTACATATAAAGATTATGATGCAATAGTAACTAATAATATTGTGGTACTAGGTGATAAAGGTATTGCTGGTGAAATTAACTGGCGTACAGTTTTAGAATCGTTGCCTGGAGAATACATAGCTGGATTAAGTAAGATTTATTTAAACAGATTAGATTTAGGTAGTGTTATAGGAACTATTGCACTTAATGATTTAGATGAAACCCAACTAATTGTAAACTGGGATACCGATACTATTCCAACTAATTCTATATTTGTAGGACCGGCAATTACTAAAGGTACAATTGATTATATTATTGACCCAACAAGAACCAATCCAACAGACCTTAAACAAAGTGGTATTAGAGTTTTATTACTAGGTGATATTGGTGCTGATATTAATACTGATGGTGCAGATGCTTGGAAAGATACTAGCGGTAACGATTTAGTTGCATCAACAAATGATATAATTGAATGGGACAATAATGCTTGGACTATAGTATTCAATGCAAGTGAAAATGATGGGTCTGATTCAACTGTAGATATTAAATATGCAACCAACCTTAATACCGGCATCCAATATAAATGGGACGGGACAGCATGGACATTAAGCTTCGAGGGTGAATACCGAAAAGGCACTTGGCGTCTAGCACTTTAGCATAATTATTAGTATGACTAATATAATATGTAGTGGTGCTCTCTTTTACACATTAGATACACAAAGATTTTTATTTTTACATAGAGTCCAAAGCAAACAAAATAACGTTTGGGGCCTTGTTGGTGGTACTAATGAAAGTGAAGAGATTCCATTTCAAGCATTACAACGTGAAATTAAAGAAGAAATTGGTTCTATACCCGATATAATAAAGTCTATTCCATTAGAAACATTTGTTAGTAGAGATGATAAATTTAATTTCCATACATATCTTTGTGTAATAAAAACTGAATTTATTCCAAAATTAAATGAAGAGCATAATGGATTTGCTTGGGTAAGTTTTAATAATTGGCCGAAACCATTACACCAAGGTTTACGTAATACATTACAAAATAAAGCAAATTTAACAAAATTAGAAACAGTATTTAAATTAATATCTTTAATGGAAAAACATGATTAAGGTATATGGTGATATAATGCTAGACCGTTGGATTATCGGTAAAGCTGATAGAGTATCGCCCGAAGCTGATGTTTTAATTTTGAATGAACATCATCAAACATTTAATTTAGGTGGCGCGGCTAATTTAGCAATTAATCTAAAAAATATTAATGTTGATATAGAGTTATATGGAGCAATAGGTACAGACAAAGAAGGTATTAAGGTTCTTAAGTTATTAGAGAATACTGATGTAATTGTTAATTTAGCTAGTGATTTAAAAATAACAACTACCAAAACAAGACTTGTAGGGAATTCAGGACAACATCTTTTGCGTTGGGATAGAGAAGAAGTTTATTATGGGCTTGATGCAATTGATAGATTAAAAGAAAATGTTTATGCTAACGATATTGTTATTATTAGTGACTATAATAAAGGAACAGTTAGTGAAGATACTATTGAAGACTTATTAAGTATAGCAGATATAAAATTATTTGTTGATCCTAAACAAGATGCACGTTTTTATGATGGTGCATTTTTAGTTAAGCCAAACATGAAAGAATATGAATCATGGAATGGCAAGTATAATAAAACTTATGCATTAGAATATATGCGTGACCATAATTGGACGTGGTTAATTGTAACTGCTGGTGCAAACGGTATTCATGTTTTAAATAAAAATGGCGATTATAATTATTTTAAAGAAGATACAAAAGAAGTATCAGATGTTACAGGTGCAGGAGATATAGTTTTAGCAGTTATAGTTTATGCTTATAATAAAGGATTAAGTATTCCTTCTGCCTGTGAACTTGCTTGTTATGCCGCCACTCGTAGTGTAGAAAAACGAGGAGTTGTTCCAGTAACATTAGATGATTTGGATAGAGGTATTGTATGGACTAATGGTGTGTTTGATATACTACATACTGGTCATTTAAAGCTTCTTAGACACGCACACAAGCTAGGTAAACGTCTTGTGGTGGGTGTTAATAGTGATGCAAGTGTTAGACGTCTTAAGGGCGAAAATAGACCTATTAATAATGAACTTAAAAGAAAAGAAACATTAGAGGAATTAGGGTTTATAGATGAGGTTATAATATTTGACGAAGATACTCCAATAGATACTATTAAAAAAATTAAACCAAATATTATTGTAAAAGGTGATGACTATACCGTAGAAACAACTGTAGGAAATGAGATGGCAAAGGTCGTTATATTTCCTAGAGTAGAAGGACATTCTACAACAGACTTAATAAAGAAAATTAAACAATGAACTCAGAATTACTAATTCACTTAGAACGTTTTGGAGATGCATATAATACTAAAGATAGTTCACTATTTTTTTATGCATTGACTAAAATGAAACATTATAACACTTTTGTAGAGTTTGGGACTGGACTAGGTTGTACTGCGTTTGCTGTTGCATCTGCAATGAAAGAAAATGGAGTAGGTAAATGTATAACCATTGATAATGGTATGGAATATGTATCTCAAATTGGTGAAACTTATTCAGAGTTCATTAACTCTATGGTTGAAAAAATAGAAATACAAAATCATTTTACTCTGTTAAACCAAGAAATAGGGTTTAGATCAATTAGTAATGTCGATTGTGTATTTTCTGATTTTGATAGATCAGTTAATACTATTGAAAAATTAATGACATGGGCTTTATCTAGTATAAATGATTATTCGTCTATTTTTATAGATGGATTAGGTAATTATCCTGAAGGGTTTTATTACACAAAACTTTTAGTTAATAAGTTAAATGAAAATAATACACCTAACTTTTTATTAATGCATAAAAAGTTTATTGAAGGTCATAATTTTTCTTTGACAACTATAAGAAGACAAGATAAAAATAATACAGGACAAGGCAGTATGTCTTGGATAAAAATAGAACCGAACAATATATGAGAATTTTAATTACAGGTCCAAATGGGTTTATAGGTAAAAATTTAGCTTCTTATCTTGACT